CCTGCGGGCTCGAGCGCTTCACGTCGATCTCGATCGAGGCAAGCACCTCGTCCCCGAGGCTGAGCGTCTCGCGCTCAGCCCCGAGTTCGAGGGTGAAGGTGAGGATCACCTCGCCGGAGGCGGCGTGGCCGGCGTGTTGACGGTCGCGGACTGCGAGGCGGCCGGCGGCGTCACCGGGTACTTCTGCAGGTAGGCGTTCGCAGCCTGAGAGATGCCGCTTGCGATGTTGTTCGCGATCGCCTGCGCCGTCGCCCCGATGAGGAGCAGCTTCGAGATCGTCGAGGGAAGCTGCGCGAACCCTTCAGCGATGCCGAAGAGATTCTGAAGGACGAGCGCGACGGTCGGATCGAGGTTCGGGTTCTGCGCGAGCTGGGCGATCTGCTGAAGCGCTGCGGAGAGATCCCCGGACTGCCCGAAGGCCGAGAAGACGGACGCCACCTCGAGGGCCGTGTTCGCTGCCGTCTGGATGTTCGCAGGCACGATGGGGTCGCCACCTGCCTTGCGGATGGCGATGCCCGTCGCCGCGATCGCGAGGACCGTCTCGAGCGGTTGGATCTGGAAGCTCATGGTTTCACTCCTGGGTGAGGGAAGGTTCGCGGGCCTGGGCTCGCCAGGCACGCGCTGCCGGCCCGCAGCGTGGACGGTTACTTCTCCGTCTGCACCTGCGGGTTGGTAGGGTTTGCGGGCTCAGCCGTTCCGGCGCCTCCGGGGCTTGCCGACTCAGGCACGGTTTCGCGCTGGCGGTTGAACCAGAAGGAGAGCACCAGCATCGCCATCGTCGCAAGGTCGTGCGTGATATCGGTCTTGAGATAACCGAATCCTTGAAGGATCACGCACGTGAAGAAGCCGGCGAGGAAGAAGTACGAGAGCCCGACCTGGTGGCGGCCGGCGATGCGATGGGTCAGTGGTTTCGGCGGTGCGGCCATGACATTGCCTCCGAGCTCACGCTGGCGTGATGCCGGGCGCGTAGCTTATGGCGAGCGTGTGTCCCTCGATCCACGGCACGATCCCCGCGAAGGTGCCATAGGCGGCCTGCGAGTCGGTGATCATCCAGCGCTCGGCAATGTGTCTGCGCGAGCGCCCGAGCGCACAGCAGCCCTCGAGCTGATCGACGAAGTTCGCCGAGTGAAGGAGGCAGGCGGTGCGCGCGAGGACGCCCGAGGGCACATCCGCCGGCATGTGATAGACCCCGAGCGCGTGGTTGACGAGCGCGAAGTGCTTCGGAAACTTCGGGCTGTCGTGAAGCGCGAGCTGATAGGTCCCGGCCGGCACGCACGAGAGATCTGGATGGCCGCCGATGCAGGTGGGATCTGCGACCCAGGGGCGCTCGAGCGCCTCGAAGATGGCCCCGTCGACCGCAACGGTCAGGCGCCCGAGCGTGCAGTCATCGCCCGCGTAATCGCGGATGAGCACGATGTTCATAGGAGACCTCCCTGGCGGCGGATTCTATCTCAAAGCTCATCGCACGCCGGCTGTTTGTAGCCGCCGTGATTGATCGCGAAGTAGTCCGTCTCGAGCTTTTCGATCTCCCGGGAGAGCTCCGCCTTGAACTTCTGATCCGAGGTCGCGCAGCGCGTGGAGAGCTTCGCGCGGATCGACCCCTCGATGAGCTGCGTCTTGATGAAATTGGTCTCCTGCCTGCTGAGCGCCTCGTTGGAAAGAATCTCCTTCACCTGGCCCTGCAGCTCCGCGAATTCGCTCCGCACGATGAAGGGCCTGCCGATGCCGAACGGCGTGAACCACCCGCATACCCAGCCAATATGGAACAGGATGACCGCGAGCAGCGCACCCGCGAGCACGTTGCGCCTCGCCTGAGTCTGGAGCGCCCAGGCAATCCCCTTGATGATGAGCTCGATCACATCGTCTACCCCCGCGTTCAGCTTCATCGGCCTCTGCTCCTTCGAGCCTCGAGGAGTACTTCTGCCGGAAGAGACGCGCATCGAGTGAGGTCCTCGCGAAGCGCAGCGATAGCCTCCTCTATCTCGCGCAGCCTGTCGAACCCGCCTCGCCCGAGGAGCGCTTCGCGCACCGCGCGGGGCTGTACGTCGCGCTCGAGGCGCAGGATCTCGGCATGGGCGGCATCGCGCTTAGCGCAGAGCTCGAGCACCTCGGCCTTGAGCCGCCAGCGCTTCGCCTGCGCACTCCACTCGTGATGCTCGCTCGGACACGGCGGCTGGTAGTCGATCACCTTGGCAGTTTGGATGTCCACGCGCTGGCTGAGCGGGTCGTAATCGCCCTCAAGGGCGATATGGTCCTTCGGCGTGTTCGCGGCGATCGCGGCCGGCCGATCAACGTCCGTCATGAACCAGTGCGCATGAAAAAGCCCGGTCTCCTTGTGGTAGAAGCCGAAGCGCCTCACCGCTTGATCACCTCGCACTTGATGACCCCGGAGAAAGTCGGCGAGTCGATGCCGGTGGTCGGGAGACTCTGCGCGTTCACGTAGAAGGTCGCGCTGTCTCCTGCCGGCAGCGTGAAGGTGTCCTCGCTCGCGCAGGTGGCGCCACCGCCCGATGAGTTCGCATCCTCGTTGACGATCTGGCTCACGTTCTTGCCGTAGGTGTCGGTCGAGCCGATCACCATGAGGTTGCTCCAGGAGAGATCGCAGCCCCCCGTCGTCGGCCAGGTCGCAAAGCCTGTCGTCGTGACGACGACCGTCACCGCGTAAGGGTACGGGCCGACCGCAAGGCCGCTATTGAGGTTCGAGGCCGAGTGCCCGGCCCCTGCCGAGAAGGACTGCGTATAGACCTCGGTCGCGGCGTTCGTGCCGAGTTCGGCGGTGTCGTTGACCTTGAGATTCGTGGTCGGGCCGAAGGCAAGCGAGTTGAAGCCGCACCCGGCCTCGAAGAGCGCCGCCGCTCCGAAGAGCGTGAGCCCGGAGACCGACACCGTGCGCTGCGATATGCCGTTGAGGTAATAGGTGACGGTCGAGCCATCGTAGGTGATGGTCGCCACGTCCTTCGTCGCAGTCCCGCTGCTTGAGCCATTGAATTCCCCGACATCCGTGCCGCCCTCCTCGATGTACCAGGCGCCGGCGCTGCAGTACCAGGCGTAATTGAGCAGCGTGTAGATGCTGGTGCCGGAGTACGCCGCGAGTGCCGCGACGTTCGCTGCGCTTGCGAGGCCCACCATTTCGTGAGTCGAAACCGAGTTCGGCTTCGCGCTCACGTGGCAGGTCGGGTAGCCCTCGATCGAGAAGACCGCGGAGTCCCACGCCGCGGTGCCGCCCTGCTTCTGCGCGTTGTTGTCCGAGACCGTCGCGTAGTTGGTGGTGAGCCATTGGGTGGGCGTGACCGCGGTCAGCGGCCCCGTCTGCACATCGCTCCACACGGCGCCAGGCGAGTAGAGCGCGAAGCCGACATAGAAGCTGTATCCGGTCGCCGGCAGCTCGTAGCCGAGCGAATTCGGCGAGGTGGTGCGAAGCTCGACGCCGTTCAGGTAATAGCGGACGTAGGCGCCATCGTAAGTGAGGAGAACGACATCGCCCGCGTGCGCGGCGCCGTAGGAGTTGATGAGGGTCGCGCCCTCATAGATCTCCCAGGTGCCGGCGGGGCTCGCGTAGAGGCAGAACTGGACGCTCGCGCCCACCTGCAATGTCGTCGGGAGCGCCGGCACCGCGGTGACGAAGCCGATGCCCGTGATGCCGCCGCCGTACTGGGCCGAGACCGAAAGCGAGCTGTAGGCCTTCGATGAGACGCAATCGCTATCCCAGCCGGCGGCCGCGGCGGTCGATTTGTAGAGAAGCCCGGCCGGGGTGAGCGAGGCGTTGCCGCGCGCGATGAGCTGCGCGGCCCCGAGGAGAGCGTTGCCTGGCACCATGTACGTGTAGGCGGTGACGGAGGAGATGTCCTGCGCCGAGCGGCCGACCATGTTGAAGGAGCAGAATTTGAAGTAGATCTCCTCGCCCGCCATGCCGGGGTCGATCACGAGCTCGAAGATCGAGCCATCGAGCCGCACGAAGGCGGAGCCAGAGGCGTGAGTCTGGTTCGTCGAGCCGTAGAGGCCGCGATATAGATAGGTGAGGTTGTAGTTGCCAGCCGAGACGAGCGCGCCGCTCCCGTAGGACATGACCTCCGCCGCGCCTCCAGAGCCCACGAGGAGCAGCGTCTGCATCGATGCCGCATCGGCGTCCGTGACGGTCGTCGATAGCTGTTCGTTGGCATCGGCGAGGCTCACCGAGAGCACCGAGCTCGTATCAGGCTGGGCGCTTCCGGCGCCGATGGCCGCGGTCGTCACCCCGTAGCGCGCCGGTCCTTTCTGGCCGACGGTGCCGACCGCCTGGTAGGTGTTGCCGCCATCGACCGAGCAGTAGACATCGCAGCCGCCCCAGTTCTCATCGCTCGCCTGGCCGCAGACCGCGATCCCGAGCGTGATGCCGTTCGTCGCGAGCTGCGAGATTGGGGGCATCTGGAAGATCGCGGGCGGCTCGACCGAGAGCGGCGTTGCGGAGAAGTTGGCGTAATAGCCCTGGGAGGCGTCCCAGTTGTACTGCGGTGTGTTGCGGACGGTGCCCGGCACCTCCATCGCCTTGATCGTGAAGTTGCCGTCGCCGTCGAGATCGACCTCCGTGATGCGGCACACCTGATCGACGAGCCCGAGGCCCGAGTCGTTGATCGCGATGTAGTCCATCGGCTCGAGGAGGCAGTAGTCCGGGCGCACCGTGAATTCGTAGGTGTTGCGCTCGTAGAGCTGGAATTGCAGGATGAGCTGCGCGACGGTCTTCGCAACCGAGGCCTGCGTGATCTCCTGAAAATCGAGCGTGGACATTGCCTTCGGGCCGCGGATCGAGATGTCGTAATTGTCGGAGGCCGAGGCGGGTGCGGGGTTGTAGTAGTTGCTCCGGTCGTAGTAGGTGAGGTTGACGATATTGTATGTGTCGGTCGTCGGCTTCCTGGTGAGCTTGACCGGCTCCTCGCCAGGCTTCGGGCAGTAGTCAGAGTCGGTGAAGATGTAGATCGGCGTGAGATCGGGCGTGTAGGACCAGCTCTGCCCGGCGAAGCTGCCCGAGACCGCCGTGTCGGCGTAGGGCACGACGCGCAGGTTCCCGCACGAGAGGACGATGTCGGAGTTCGTGCACTGCATGATCTCCTGGATGAAGTCGGTCGCCGAGCGCTGATTGCTCTCATATGGCGAGAGGACGAGCCCCAGGCTCATGCAGTAGGCCTGGTACGTGTTGGTGTTGCCCTGAAGGCTCGCGATCGAGCCCTGAAAGGCTGCCCCGTGCACGGGGTCGGTGAGGTAATCGACGACGACGGCCGAAGGGTCTGCGTCATAGATGCCGCCCGCGTCATCGAACCCCGGCACGCACCCTTCGACCTCGAAGGTGAGATCGGGCATGTCGGCGCTCGTCCCGAGCACGTAGTCCTGCGAGGCGACGTAGGCGATGCCGTCATAGGGGATCTGCTGAAGCGCGGGCGTCCCGCTCGGATAGCCCGCCCAGACCGGCTGGTTGCCGCGCATCTGCGTCCCGGCCGCAACCGTCTGCGAGATATTCACCGTCCACGATGAGCCGCTCCCTGCGGTGAGCTGCGTGCCGGCGGAAACGCCAGGCCCCGTGATCGTCTGCCCGATGTACATCGAGCCGCCGAGGAGCTTCGAGACGGTGAGCGTGGTGCCCGAGATCGAGCCCAGGAACGCTGCGCTTCCGAGCGCGAGCGCCAGGTTCTCGTAGGAGAGCGTGACGAGGGATTTGTCCTGCCAGACCTGGCCGACGCCCTGGATCGGTCCCAGGCACAGGGCCGCGATGAAGGAGGCGCGGTAGGTGTAGGAGCTCGGCGGCTGCCCGCCCTTGCCGCCCGAGGAGTTGGGCGATGAGCTGAAATCCCCGTACCAGATGAGGTTGAAGGGCACGCGGTTGCGGCCTGCGACGTAGGGGATCACCTGCCCCATCATCGAGGTCGAGACCTGGATGCCGGCGAGCCGCTCTGGCGAGGCCGAGCTGTCCCCCGAGAAGAACGTGCCCACTAGAACACCGACCAGTAGCTGTGCGCGCGCGAGGCGAACTGCCGGCGGTCCGAGCGGCACACGCAGCCTGCGTATTTGAAGGCGTGGATGATCGTGTGCGCATCGATGACGATCGCCCCGTGCGCCGCCTGCCGGCCGAACTTGTACATGATGATGTCGGCCGCCTCGACGGACTCCTTCGGGATCTCGTGCGCGTAGCGGGCGAGGGTTTCGAGGAAGATCGGCTCACCGCGATGGAGGAACCACTGCGGGGTGTAGGGATCGGGCTTGAAGCGCTCGATGAGCCCAGCATCCGAGACCGCGCCGATCAGGAAGTTTGCGCAGTCAACGCCTGCGCCCTTGACGCACGCGCCATCGTGGAATGGTGTGCCGAGCCAGGAGAGCGCCGCGGCGATGATGTCGGCCCGCGTGACGCTCACGTCTTGTAGCTCCCGTAGGTCGCACTCGCCGCCGGCGAGCTCCCGATGATGAGGCCCGCCTGCGAGCCCTGCGGCTGCTCGGGAGGCGCCTGGGTGTCCCCGTCCACGATGGTGGAGGGATCTGGAATGTACGGCTGGCCGCCGAAGTGCAGGAGATTATTGAATTTCGAGGTGCAGGTCGATTGCTGAAGATCGCAGCCCGGATAGATCGTGAAGGTGTCCCCAACCGCCGGCGCTTTCGGGAACGGGTAGCTCGTGATGAGCGCGCCGCCCGCTGCGAAGGATGAGACGTTCGCCGCGAAGCCGTCGTTCACCCCGCTCGTGAAGGTGATGACGCCGAGGTCAAAATAGCCGGCCGCCTGGCCGAGGTTCGTCGTGAAGTGCGCCCCATCGGTGACCGCGGTCACGGTGCCGGAGACCGTGAATTGCGCCTTGAGCAATCCGCAGCCCGCGTCGTAGACCTGGTGATAGCAGCCGACCCCGAAAAGCTGCCGCGGCATGTTCTGCGCACCAAGGAGTGCGAGGTAGTCATCGACCGTCATCTGCGCACTCACGCGCCCGACCTGCAGATCCTCCACCTGGCCCTTGAAGAAGCCGACCGCCCCGGGCGAGGGGTCGAGAAAACCGGTCGGGCTCAAGGCCGGCGGCCACATGAAAAGCCGCGACATCTGCACATTCGCGTTGTCGAAGAAGCCGAGCCTGCAGGCGGTGAGGAAGGGGTATCCATTGATGAGCACCGGCGCGTTCGGTGAATCAGGCTGTGGGCTCACGATGAGCTTCATGTTGCCGGCCTCGGTGCCGGCTTTCTGGGTGAGCGTGTCGCGCTTGATCGTAAGGCCGGTCTTGTAGGTGAAGGGGCCGGCGGCGGGTGAGTAGATCGAGCAGGTGAGGGGAGTCGCGAAGCTCGTGAAGTGATAGGCCTGGCCGTTCGGGAGCTCGAAGTCGTAGAGCTCGGCGATGACAGCGTTGCCGCTCGAGAGGATCTCGAGCGTCGTTGCGGATGCGGACTTCACAGGATCACCGACTCCATTGCGAGCTTTCCCAGGCTCCAAACCTTGTTGAGCACCTTGGTCGGCTCGAGCTTGTCCTCGCTGAAACGGCAGCGGTACCAGAAGGAGCCGGACCAGAGGAAGGGGACGAAGTCGGGCCAGGTCGCCGTGAATTGCACCTGCTGGAAGGAGATGACCTGGGTGCCGGCGCTCGTCTGATCGGTGAGCGAGTAGTCGGAGCCGCCGTTCGAGGCGTGCGCGCTCGTCGCCGGGATGAGAGCGGTCGCGCGCGTGCCGGCCTCGAGCTGCGCGCCCCATGCCCAGAAGACCGTGCTCGCCCCCGTGAAGCTCGGATACCAGGACGACGCCGCGCTTGGCATCGCAAGGATCGAGGTGCGCGCTGTGGTCGATGCGAAGCAGCCGGAAACCTTGCAGCGATACCAGCTCCCCGGGAATGCCTCGATGCTCGCATCTGCCGCACTCATGTAGGCAGTGCCCTCGACGGAGTTCGCCGAGACGATGCCGTTCACGAGATCGAAGGTCGCCATCACCCCGTTCGCCGAGCCGTCATCGAGGGAGAGGCCGACGTACTGCTGCGAGACGTACTTGACCCAGACGCTGAAGCTGTACCGGGCGTAGGAGGTGAGAAGGCTCGACTGGGAGAGCGAGATGTAGTGGGCGGCGGTCGTCGAGCCTGTGTTGAGGGCGCCGGCGGTGGTGGTGCCATCCGGGGCGACGTCGGCGTTCGTTGCGAAGGTGCAGCCGCTTGCGGTCCAGCTCGATGCAAAATTCGATTGCAACGCGAGATTCGTGCGGGTGCTCGTGAGAAGGAGCTCCGGCGCCCCGTAGCGGGCGACGAAGATTTCCGGGAGCCCGATCGTGTTCTGCACGTAGTCGGGCGTCCCGCCGAGGCCGAGCGGCGGAGCTTCCCCGAGCGCATCGAGCGCGTAATCATCGATCTCCGCGCCAGGCTGCAAGTCTGCCGTGAGATTGAACGCAGGCGTCGCCGAGCCGTTGCTCACCGCGAAGAGTTGGTGGGTGACCGTGTTGAAGTCCGGGTCCTGGTAGAGGAACGTATCCGACTGTCCGAGCATCTGCGAGAAAAGCCCGAGGAGCGTCTTCAAATCCGACACGCGAAGCGCGGCACCGTTGGTCATGATGTAGGTGCTCGCGTAAGACCCGGTCTCGAGCTGCGCTCCCCAGCAGGAAAGATCCGCGTAGAGCGAGGCGCCGCCGAGGCCAATGCCGACCAAGTTCGGGCTCGTGCTCGCGGAGGTCACCGTCCCGAGCGCGGTGAAGCGCTG